GGCTCTTACACGACTGGCACAGAAGGCCCCGATAGACCAGAAGGACATCAAGGCGATACAGCAGTACCTGAGGCTGAAGGCCTACTACGACTTCAACCCGCCATCGAAGCGTCACTGGACGTATCGATACTTCGTGGAGAAGGTCAGCCCGGATACAGGCAAGCCGCTGCTGACGCCAAGCAACATCACGTTCATGTACATGAACCCGTTGGATAATAGGGACAACCTTGACCCTGCATACCTTCAAAGACTGGATGAGATGTCTCCGAAAGAGAGACAGCGATTCTTCTTGGGTCAATTTTCTGACGAAGATAACGACGCACTTTGGACCGACGAAGTGTATGAAACACACAGAATTACTGATACCAAGCAGCTTCCTGACATGGTACGACTCGTTATCGCAGTTGACCCATCCGGTTGCGCCTCTGACGATTCGGATACCAGATCTGACGAAATCGGTATCGTGGTCGTCGGACTCGGTACGGACGGATTTGGGTATCTCCTTGAAGATCTATCCGGTCATTACTCCCCAGGCCAGTGGGGTAAAGTTGTTGGTGAGGCCTTCCGAAGACACGGAGCAGATAGTGTCATTGCAGAATCCAACTACGGTGGAGCAATGGTTAAGTATACTATTGAGGCTGCCAACGACGGAGGCGAGAATATTCCAGTCAAACTCGTTAATGCAACGCGCGGTAAGGTGGTCCGCGCGGAACCAATCGCTACTCTCTACGAGCGAGGAAAGGTCAAACACGTCGGATATTACCCAGAAATCGAGGACCAAGGCTGCTCTTTCTACCCCGACGGGTACAAAGGAATGAAGTCTCCTGACCGAAAAGATGCAGTAATCTGGGCACTTACCGAACTTTTCCCTTCCATTGCGAAGCATAATGGGAATAAAATATGGACCCCACCGGGTGTTAAGTCTAATGACCGCAGGGCTTCAGCGTACACACACTCGGGTACGCCCGGCCTGCCAAACAGAGGAAGACCGTAATGAGTAAAGACAACGACACGAACAAACTGGCCGGACCTGGAGTCGGACCTGATACCACGCAGAAGCTGGCATTACCTGATGTAGAGTCGTACTTTGGGCCGGACGCGATCGAAGAGATCGAAGAGATCGAAGTCCCTGGTGGATTCCCTGACGGCTTCCCTGAAGACGCGATCGACGAAGGCGACCTGGCTAACATCATGGACGAGATCGAGCAGGAAGCTGCCGAGGACGCAGCCATCGCGGCCTACGAGTCTGAGCGGAAAGTGGACGAAGACGGTGAAGAGCCTGTAGAATAGCCAGATGGCCAAACCGAAGCAGATAAAAGCCCGAAACATAATGTCGGCGGGAGACTCTATGGAGGGTCTCTCCCGGCACAAAGACCACTGGCATGATGCGTCGGGGAAGAAACTCTATGGCACTTCGGAAAACTTCAATGAGGATGAGCTTACTCCTCACAAAGACCACTTCCACACTAAGGACGGGGCGAAGGTCTTTATGGGTGAGGGCGGTACCAAGGACAGCCCAAGGTACACCGAGCCCCCTACCGAGGAAGACGTCATGGACGAGACTATAAGCAAACAGCGAGAACTTCAGCGCAGGTCCCGTAGTAAGATGGGATCGGCCCATACCATGCTGCAGAAAAGGAGTGGCGGCCCGTACAATAGGAGTAACAACCTTGTTTAAGAACGTACTCGGCGGGATCCAGAAGAAGCTGGACGTTAACGAGGCTACTGGTGCTTACGGGCGGAAGAAAAAGAAGTCGACTCTCCTTCCCGACCAGGACGCCCCCGCGGCTACCCTACTGTCCAGTTCACCCAACAGAGCGCAAGAGCTGCCAACAGACACTAAACTGGAATCGGCACAGTCGATGACAGATGAAAAACGAAAACGACGTCAGCGACCGCAGCGTGGGGCTAACCCCATGACACGCGGTGCAAGCGTAGTGGGATAGAATGAAATACACCCTTGATGCCAAACGTGTCTGCGAGATGGTGGACAACATGTTTAAGAACCAGGCTCCGATGCTTGGTCTATGGCAGACTCTGGCTGATAACTTCTACCCGGAACGCACTGACTTTCGGTACCGTGCTACCTTAGGACACGAACTTGCGGACGCCACCGTGGACTCGTATCCGATCCTCGCCCGGAGGGATCTGGGCAACTCTTTTCATGCCATGCTGCGTGACGGTAAGTGGTTCGAGATCACTGCCGGCAACGACTCGGAACCAGACCGAGACAGCAAAATGTGGCTTGAGTGGGCCACCCAGCGCCAGTTCAAGGTAATGAACGACAGGGCTGCAGGGTTCACCCGGGCCGTCAAGCAGGGTGACCACGACTTTGCTACCTTTGGTAACACTGTCATATCGATCGAGCCCAACAGAACCTACAACGGTATCGTCTTCCGTAACTGGCACTTGCGCGATTGCGCCTGGACCGAGGACGAGACAGGCCAAGTGTGTAGTGTGGCCAGGCACTGGGACCCGCAGCTATTCGAACTCGTTCGGATGTTCGGGGAAAACGCCCTGCCTCCTAGCCTGCAACAGAAATTCAAGAAGAACCCGTACGCCACAACCCGAGTAGACCACCTGGTGGTGCCCGGGGACTTGAGCCAGAACGACAAGTGGTCTGGCAAGTTCAAGTACGTGTCCTACTTCGTGCTCCGTGAGGGGCAGACAATGCTGCAAGAGACCGGCATTAACTACAAATACTACGTCGTACCAAGGTTCCAGACAATCGCTGGAAGCCCCTACGCGTATAGCCCGGCGACTGTCGCGGCACTACCAGACTCCCGCACACTCCAGGCGATGACCTATACATTGCTCGAGGCTGCGGAACGATACGCCCGGCCGCCCATGGTAGCTACTCAGAACGTCGTGCAGGGGGTATTGGACCTCCGGCCTAACGGCATAACCTGGGTGGACAACGAGTACGATGAGCGGCTGGGCGTTGCCCTACGTCCCCTTACGCAAGACCGCGGCGGGTTCCCTATCGGGGCCTCAGAGCGTGGTCGTATCTACGAAGTACTGACAAAGGCCTTCTACCTCGACAGCCTCTCCCTGCCAATGACCGGCCAGGAGATGACGGCGTACGAGGTACGGGAGCGCATGAACGAATTCAGACGCACCAACCTTCCTCTATTCGCCCCACTGGAAGAGGATTACAACGGTCAGGTGTGCGAGGCTACCTTCGATCTGCTCATGATGATGGGCGGTCTGGGTAATCCTGGAGATATACCACAGGGCCTTCAGGGCGCTGAAGTAGAATTCAAATACAAGTCCCCGCTCACATCGGATGAGCAAGAAGAGAAAGTGAACCGTTTCCAGCAGACCAGTATGTTGCTTGCAGAAGCAGCACGTCTGGACCAAGGTGTGCTAGACAACCTCGACTTCGATACAGCCTTCAGGGATGCTATCGAGGGAATGAACGCGCCTGTCAAGTGGCTGCGCGGTGAGGATGAAATAGCACAGGTTCGACAGGCTCGACTTGCCCAGCAGACCGCGCAGATGGAAGCGCAGGCGGCGGCACAGTCGGGCGGAGCAGCGTGACCGAGAGCACCTTACCTCAATCGTTTAAGATACCATCCCTAACCATCCAAGAGGTCCATGCTATACGTGCCCTGGAGGTCGGGGAGGCCACAGCGTATCAGCAGCGCCTGGCGCTAGACTGCATACTAAAAAAGCTATGTCGGGTATATGACCAGCACTTCATCCCTTCCTCAGACCGTGAGACCGTGTTCTTAGAGGGGCGGGGATTTGTAGGGCAAAACCTGTTAAAATTCATGAGACTACAACCCGAGGCCCTTAAGGCCTTGTACAAAGAGGAGAGCAAAAATGCCACCTGAAGAACCAAGTAACCTGCTAGACGGAGATCCTACTCCCCCACCAACTCCGAGCGATCCTCCCGCAGATCCGACTCCCCCGAGCGATCCGCCCGCGGACCCTACCCCAGCGCCCGCAGATCCGACTCCCCCGAGCGATCCGCCCGCTGACGAGCCTGCCCCCACACCGTGGTTTCAGGGCGACCAGCTGCCAGAGGATTGGCGCGAGCAGGTAGCCGGGGAAGACTCGAAAACCCTGAACATGCTCAAGCGTGTGGACGGAATTCCTACGCTTGTCAAGAATTACATCGAGGCCCAGGAGACTATCCGGAAGGGTGCGTCCGCTCCTGCTGGCCCGCCAGAAGACCCAGCCAAGCTGGCAGAGTGGCGCAAAGAGCAAGGCATCCCCGAGGAGGCTTCCGGCTACGACTTCAAACTGGACGACGGGCTGGTGTTGGGAGACGACGACCGTGAGGAGATGCAGCCGATGCTTGAGCTGATGCACGGTATGAACCTCAACAACGAGCAGGCCAACTCCATGGTCGATACGTTCTTCAAGATGCAGAGTGCAGGGGCTGACCGCGTTGCGGGCCAGGACCGCATCGATCAGACGGAAGGCCGTAGGCTGATGGAGCAGAACTGGGGCGGGGACTACGAGACCAACATAAACCTGATCCGGTCTATGATCACGCAGGAGTTCCCCTCGGATATTGTGGACGACTTGATTGGCGCCAGGCTGGCTAACGGCAAGGCCCTGTTCAACGAGCCCGGGGTAATGGCGGCCTTCGCCAAGATAGCACGTACGGTTAACCCTACAGCTGCCTTGGTTCCGTCCGGTCACAACCCGATGCAGACCTTGAACGATAAGATCAAGGAATACGAAGGACGGATGAAAGACGACCCGACCTGGCACAAGGACGCCGCGGCCCAGAAAGACTATATGGAAATGCTTACCGCACGTGAACAGCTAAACGCTAGACACGGGGGCTAAAGTCGACTTATAATGGTGGGGCAATGCGTAGTAGACCCCTGAAGGTTTCTGCGTGACCCCACCTAGTCTTAGCGGGCAACGGTGGCCAACTCACTCAGCAGCGACTAGACGGCTAACTCGAACCGACATTCAAAATAGATACTTTATTTTAATTGTTTATTCGATAAATTACTGGAGATTATCATGTCTGATACTGCTTTTCAGACCATGTACCGCCAGGAGTTCATCGCCGGGTTCGAGAAGCGTCAATCGCTGCTCCGCCGCACTACTGTTACCGAAGCTAATATCAACGGTAATCAAGCGGTTTTCCTGGTAGCTGATTCTGGCAGTGCTACGGCTGTAACTCGTGGCGTCGACGGCGACATTCCTACCCGTCCGGATAACCTGAACCAGTACACTGCAACTCTGCAAGAGTGGCATGATGTACCGGAGCGTACTCGTTTTAACATTTACGCTTCTCAGGGTGATGGACGTCGGATCATGCAGCAAACCTGTATGTCCGTACTGAATCGGAAGATCGACGACGACATCCGTACCGAACTGCTTACCGGTACAAATAACTGGGGTGCTGCTGCGGTAGCAACTCTTACGCTGGTTACCATCGCCAAGACCAAGCTGGCCAACGCGTTTGCCGATATGGATGCCCCGATGTTCGCGGTCATCTCACCGGCCTTCCATGGCTACCTGATGGGCTTGAACGAGTTCACCAGCGCGGATTACGTCACTTCACCTGGCTTCGACGGTGTTACGAAGGGTAAAGCCTTCAACTGGTACGACGTCAACTGGATTGTCGATCCGCAAGTAGATGGCGTAGGTACTGCGTCCGTTTCTTGTTTCATGTACTCTCAGAACGCAATCGGTCACGCTTGCGACACTGAGAACCTGCAGACTGTTGTAGGGTACGATGACAAGAACGACAAGTCCTGGGCTCGTTGTTCAACTTTCATGGGTAGTGCGTTGCTCCAAGACTCGGGTGTTATCGAGATGGTTCACAACGACTCTGCTCTGAGCTAATCGGGAGATAACTGAAATGGCTTATTCAACAAGCACAGCTCCCGGTAAGGTGGCGCAAAAGAACGGTAGTAACGGCCGGACCATCTGGTCCTACGTTTCTGCTGACTCGTTCGCGACTGTGTCTGCAGCCGACTACTTCTCCAACGGCGACGCCCTGGGGATGCAAGTTGGTGACATCGTGATTGTTACGGATAGCGGAAGCGGGGCCAGTGTGGTCACCTCCGTTGTTGCAGTGACTTCTGGTGGCGCAGCCTCTATCGCTGGTGCGACTCTTGACCTTGATACCGCTGGTGCGAACGTAGTTCCTGCCGGTGTTAGCAAGCTCACGATTAGCCAGGCAACGCAGGTTACTGCGACTATTGCGGACGCTGCACTGCATGCTGGTGTGTTTATCGTCACACAGACGGGCACTGGTACTGCAGGCCACACTCTGACTCTGACTTCAGGTACTTTCGACGGCACTAACAATGTCGCCACCCTGAATGCTCAGAACGAGTCCCTGGCGGTATTCTTCGATGGCGACGGAAACGGAACCATCCTGGAAAATACTGGCGCAGTTTCGCTATCCTAATCGGGTAGAAGCAAGTCCTAGACGCCCCCAGGCCCAAAAGGTTTTGGGGGCGTTTTTACATTAAAGAAAATAACCTGGAGAAAACCGTATGACTGCAACAGCAGAAGTTACTATGCCCAAGAACCCTCCTGTACCTGAGGGTAAGTCAAAGATAAAGGCCGAGAAGAAGGCCGTTAAGCCGCTACCGAAGGTGGTACGGCCTAATTTCAGGCTAGGGAAATCCGCGTACAGAACACACAACGCTGTCATCCCGGCAGGCCTTCCTAACCCGGAGGTGAACCTTGGCAAGTCGGACATCTGGCATTTCGTTGCCGGCGACCTGCAACAAGGGGATGAGATCCGTTGTCAGGACGAGGAAGGCAAATATGTCGCCTACCTCTACGTGACTTTCGTCCACGGGCGTAAGGTCATGGCGAAGGTCCTGTCATTCCACGACCTGGAAGATCAGGCTAAAAGCCTGGAGACTTTCCAGAATGGGCGGTATGATGTTCAGCAGAAGGGTCCACTCAAGTGGTGTATCATTGATACCGAGACCGGAGATAAGATCCGACAAGGCATCGGGACCCGGGCGCTGGCTTTCAAAGAACTGGACGAGTTCCTCAAGAGATTTGAAGACTGATGGCAACTAAGCTAGACATATTCAATACCGCTCTCCACTACCTCGGAGAGCGGAAGCTGTCGACCCTCTATGAGGATCGCGAGCCGCGTTACGTCCTTGAGAACCTGTATAGCATCAACCTGATACAGGAAATCCACGAGGTAGTTAAACCGCGGTACGCGCTCAAGACAGCCCAATTGTCTAGCCCTACCACCAGTTCAGTCCACGGCCTTGACAACGTCTACACTCTACCCAGCGACTTCCTGTGCCCTCCAGTAGATCCTGGTACGCACGGGAAGGTCGGGTTCATCTGGGCGGATGACGAGTTCACACAGCCGGTAAACCGGTACTTCCTCGAGAGCGGCACTGTCGCTACCGAGATAGCCACCAATGTGTATATCAGGTACGTCAGCAATAGCGTATCTGAGGGATCCCTTAGCAGCCTGGTAGCTCGTATCGTAGCCACCAGGCTCGCTATGCTTGCTGCGTCGAGGATCAACCCCAGTAAACAGGGCGATCTGAACGAGCAGTACAACCAACTCATACAACAAGCAGTCGCCATCGAGGGCTTGAAGGAGAATGACTTTCTCCCTCAACCAGCAACAGGCGCACTGTCAGCTGACCAGCTAGAGATCTACAACCTGGTAATGGCCCACTGGGGCCTCCCAGAACTGCGTGGCGTAAGCGATGACAGCCAGTACAGGCTGGCCATTGATAACGTATATGTTAGGGCTGAGGAGTATATGCTTGAGAGTATCAAGCCTATGTTCGCCACCCAGACTGCGGAGCTTACTAGCCCGTCAGCAAGTGCGGTACACGGTCTGGATAACGTCTTCAGCCTACCAGCGGACTACATTGAATTCGTAGACCTGTGGGCAGATGACAAGCTGGAAAACCAGATCAACCAGTACATCATCGAAGACAACACGATCGCTACCCAGAATTACGCTACCGCGTATCTGAGGTACATCACC